TTTCATAATCTTCTATAAATTTAGTATAAAGAGCGCACGGACCTTGATCTAGTAAGATCTTAAAGCCAGCTAAATTACCAGCAACACTTAATTGTGCTGGACCCAAAGCTGTTTTAATACCTTCTAGGGTGGCTTTTGTTCTAAAAATACTTTGATCAATAATACACGATGTTTTTAAAGATACACAGTTTATGAATATATCATCTTTAGTCTCTGTTTCTGTTGGATCAGGACTAATATCTGGAGAACTTATATTTAAAGTATAATCTTGATCAAATGTTAAATCTGCTTTAACAAATTGTGCTGCTACTACTATTGCTTGTTGTAATCTAGTATCACTAAAAGAATATGGCTGAGATAAATCATTAATTAAAACTCTAACTATAGAAACTATATCTTTTTTCCAGGCCATATTAATATCTCCTTGGTATAATTTTATACACCTAATTTTATATATCAACAAAAAAGGCTGGCAAAAGCCAGCCTTAATTGTTTTTGACTATGATATTAAGGATTATAGACTGCCAAGAATTACTCTTCTATTATCAAGAACAGCAAAGCCTTGTTCAGCCCAACCATAGAAGCCAGCTCGTTTTTGACGATGTAATGTATCATCTTCAAAAATTTGAACTTGTTCACGAATTGGCATTATGAAACTGTCTCTCTTACGAAGATCAAGACCAACTACCAATTCAACGTCACTAGCAGCCAATGAGGCACCTAGTTGATTGCTGAAGAATAGTTGATATTCTTGGCCTTCGCCCAATTCGTCAAGGTCGTGAAGATTAACACCAAATACTCTGTTAAGAGTACCGTCAGCAGCGGTATAGATTTCTCGACGAGTAATTTCGTCAACTTGATCCATACCCCAATTACGAATATCTTCCATAGCTTCTGGAGATACATAAAGATCTGTTAACATACCACGATTAGCAGATGTTGAGTTACCGCCGCCATTACGACGCATAACGGTCTTCATCAAACTAACTAGTCTCTTGGTAAATTGACCAGCATCAGCATCGCTATCATAAACAACGATGTTGCGATCAACACCAGCAGCCAATAGTGTATGCCAACCATCATCATTCATTTTCTTAACAAATTGTGCTTCTAGAACTTCCATAGCACGACCAACAACATCCCAACGAGCATCACGAGCATACTTTAGGAGATAGTCAATGGATGCGCCAACATCATATGTTGGAACCATGACATAATCACCTTCCACATGCTTTTGTGGAATATAGCCGTGATTTGGAATGGTATAGGCCACGAAATCTTTTTCTGTACCAGGAGCCAAGAAGTCTAATGGAAATTCTGGAGTAGCACTTTGAGCAAGGGTGATTGGCTCATAAATGCCATCTAGAATATCGCCATTAAGAATACCTTGACGTAATGGTAGTTCTAAAGCTTTAGCAAATTCGGCATTAGCTGCTAAAGCTTGGTCTTTATTTAACGAGCCAGAACGAACCAAAAGGTCTGTAAGTTCTGGTGTTGGTTGAAATCTAACAGTATTAGACGACATATTATGTTTCTCCCTTTATTTAATTATAGGTTAACTGATACTTTTGCGTAGCCATCGGTATCGGTAGCGCTAAGAAATTGACCAATCTTAACAGCACCGGTAGCCTGAACTGTGCTAATATAACCACTGGCAGCAACATAAGCATCGGCACCAGCAGTTGGTGATCCAGCAACAAGATTAGTTGTTACTTGACCATTGCGTAGCAATGTTACTTTGCCACCCAATTGCATTTCATCTTTATGCCAGTTGATATGTTGACGTGTTAGGTCAATATTAACAACATCATTTAGTAAAACACCTAATGGTTTAGCGCCAGAAGGATTGGCTGCGTAAGCAACTACAGCAGCACTACTATCCATAGCCACACCAGAACCAGTAGTTACGGCAGAAACAACACCGCCTCTTTCTGCCACTGTATTCATGAAAAAAGAAATATCTGTTAATTGTTCGATACGATCAGGTTTAAGAGCCATGTTTTTATTCTCCCTTATTGAGTTTTTTACCGAGTCTGGAATATACAAAATCGATTAATGCGGCTCTTGTTGATTCTGTGCCATCATCAGAGCCACCAACAGTAACTTCAATGGCAGAAGCGTCTTCTTCAACATTTTCCAACAAACTTTCATCAGCAATAACTTCTGTTGATTTTGTGGTATCGTTTTCAGATGCTTCTTCTTTCATTGTTTCTTCTTTGGTTGGTTTTTTAGCTTTTTGAGCAGCTAATAGAAGAGTCATGGTTTCAAAAGCAGTATCATCAATAAGTTCTAGTTTATCAACTGTGGCTTCTGCTTCTGCTAGTTCAACACCAGCCTCTAACAAAGAAGCCATTCTCTTATTTTTCTTTTCTTTCTTCATCATTTCTTCTTCTTTGTTTTTGTAAGCTGCTAAGGCTTCGCTGAGTTCATCAACACTAGCCTTCATCTTTTTCATTTCTTCTTCTTTTTTGGTCATTTCTTCGTCTTTGTTTTTCATTTTTTCAGCAGCTTCGGCTTCGCATTGAACCAACTTGGAAAGTGCTAGTTGCAAGTCATTTTCTTTGGCTTGAAGACTAGCTTCTAATTGGCTCGTTGTATTGACTTCTTCATTCATTTGATTTGTCTCCGTATTAGCGCTTTCGATGTTATTAGCAATTACACCATTATTTTCAGAAAAATCATTTTTTTCCATATTTTCTATAATATCATTATTTTCGATTTGTACAGATATACTCTTTTTAGGATATGTATTATTAATTCCGTTTAAAATAATACTATCTGGATTAGCTGGCTTATCAACATACCCCTTACCAGAAAATGTTATATTTCTTAGAACTCTACCAATTTTATAATTTTCGTGTTCTCCTAAACCACCATAAGCTCTTAAATGTTTGCTTAAATGAGAAGTATCTTCAGTTCTGGTTAATATCTTATATTCTCCGGAACTTTTATCTAATAGACCATAATCAAATCCTTTGAAAAAACATTCCATACTAACATATTTTGTGCCATTTTCTATTTCTTTAATTAGTGCTAATGTTCTTTCTTTTAATTCATCATTAATATATGCTTTATAAATTACTGAACCAGTTAAGATATGAAATTTTTCTGGTAAATTTTCAACAGGAGTATCTGGATCAATTAGCAATCCGTCATTGGTAATAGGCCAGTTTGATGTTATATGGCCTATAATAATATTTTCATCATGATTTAGATTTGTTGGTTTATCTTCTGGAGTATTTTTTGCTGCCCAAACTTCTTTACTATCAAAAATATCATCATTTTTATTCCATGAAGATGTTACCAAAATTGATTGTACATAATATAAATCGTCGTCATTAACAGATGCTAATGCTTTAATTTGTTTGATATTATGTGCTGATGAAGACAAAGATGGAGTAGCAACAGAAGCGTATGATATGGATGATTTTGCGGCTATTTGTTCTTGTAGTCCATCTTTAATTTCTTGTTCAAAAATATGCATATTTTACTCCTTTAAGATTGTGAATACACCAAAGAATAAAAATAGGCTTTAGCTTGTTTATTTTCTTCTATAGATAATTCTTTGCCAATACTTTTTTCTAAATTAGTGATAAATTTATTATATTGAGAATAGATAGGATTAATACTATTGATAGATTCTATATTTTTAATAATAGTTTCATCATTATGCTTATCTTGTGGAGACATACTAAATAATAATTTGCTTTTAAAAATTTCAGCTTCAATATATTCTTGATCTGATAAACTTCTCATATTTTTTTTCTTATAAAAATTAAGTAGAATAGGGTTGACAGCGTTATTTATTTTTTCCTGTAATTTATTAGCACTCAAAATTAGTGATGCTCCTGTTTGTGGAGCAAATTGTTTGGTTTTACGTTTGGTTGAATCTTTTTGACTTTGTGGTCTGCCTTGACCTGGTCTTCCGGGGCTGGTATTTGATCCACCGAATGGATTTGATTTAGGGGCCTCTATTGCTTTTTTGATATCTAATTCGTTTCTAATTTCTAATAATGTTTTTTGACCCTTTTGTTTTTCCATCAGATCCAAACCAACTTCGCTGGGAGTTGCTAATCCTAATTGTAAAGCAATTTTTTTCATGTCATTTTCTAAGTTATTATATGGACCCATCTTTGGAACCATTCTTTCTGCTGATCTGTCATTAGATTCTCTATTAAGTCTTACTCTTTCCATTTCAGGATCAGCACCAAAACGTTTCTGTAAGAATTCATCACTAATAACATTTCTATCAGCCAACTGAATTAATAAAGCCTTTTCAGTTTCTTCATTACTAAGATCCATTCTATCAAATTCTATTTTAGCAGGATATCTGAAACCCATTGCTTTTTGTACTAGCGTAATTTCATTATCCCAAAATTGAACTAATACATCTCTGCCATATTGAAGTCTTTGAGTTAATGTTTTTAAACTAATAAAATTATTTGTTGTGCCTGCTGCACCAAATGTGCCTGTTAGTGTTGGAGGAATACCAAGTCCAGCATATACATTATTTAAGTGTGGAGTATATTTACCTTCTCCTAAAAATTGATGAACATTAGTATTGCTTTCAAGAAGTTCTATATCTGGACCCCATACAATATCCATTGTTCCACCACCAACATTGTTTTGTAAAATGGATGCTAGTTTGGATGCTGCTGCTTTTGTTGGAGCAATCTTATGTTCTAAATTACCTAGTTTAAAAATTCTTATGTTTGATATTGCACCATCAAGGGCGGCCATATCTGCTAATTTTAATTTTTCCAAAACAGTAATATCATCCATAATAGCATATATCATTGGATAGGCCCAAATTTGCCAATCGTCTTTTTTATAATGAAAAACCATTGTTTTATTACTATCTAACATATATGGCTTTTTAGTTTTTGCAGCTTCTATTATTTCTGCTGGTAATTTAGAAACAATTAATTGTTCTTGCTCATTTTTTGGAGCATTAATAATTTTTCGTATATTTGCTGGTAATACTAAACTATAAACTTTTTTCTGAACAAATGATGACAATGCTCCCGCTGCTATATCCACAAAGAATGGATCTATGAAAGTATATTTCCATGGGATTTCTTTTCTTGCTAAATTAATTTCTTCATCTTGCAAAGACTGTTCATTAAAATCAGCAGCGGTGCTTTTATACATTTTGGTTTCTGTTTTAACACCAAGCTTGGCTGTTTGTCTTGTTATTACAACATTGCCTGTTCTATAGATATTATTCAAAAATCTTTCGCTTCTATCTTTGCCTCTTACTTTTTTGAACCAATTTCTATAAAATCTTTCTATTCTTTTATTAGGGTGAACAATGCGTATTCCTTGAGATGAAAAATCACCCATTAAATCTATAACATTTTTAACTAAACCAATTCTTTGATAAATAGTGTCTGCTCTTTTAAGAATATCTTTGATTTGATTAGGAACAGATTCTTGTGGTCTAAAATAGTCGTAATCACTACGACTTAATCCTGGCTTACCAGAAATATTATTTGGTAAAATATTAGAAAAATCATTTCTCAAATATGGTGATGCAGAAG